CATGCGCAGGCGGTTATACTGCCAGCCACTAAGGCACGCATTCAAGCGCTTGGCGTACGTTTTGCTGAGCAAGGCTCGCTTATCCAAGAAGTGATTGCGTTTGCGTACATGGACGGCTTGTCGCTGCCATTTGAGCCACGGCCATCTATGTCGCTGACAGCCGCAGACGGTACGCTGTGGTACATCATGGGCGTTACGCCGCTATACGACCAGACGGGCGGCGCTGTCATGTATAGCGTGGCGCTGAGGAGCTGATATGGCCGACATCAACACAGCCGAATTTATGCGGGCGTTTGATGAATGGACCGACAAAGCCAGCAAAGCCTATGAGGACACGCTACGGGCAACCGCTCTGGATATGTTCAGCAGCATCATTAAGCGCACCCCTGTCGACAAAGGGCGGCTCCGTGGCAATTGGCAAGTTGGGATCAACACAGCGCCGACTGGTGAGCTGGAAGTTGACGACAAGCGAGGCCAGCGCACCATAACCAAGGCGCGCAGAACTCTTGAATCGGCAAAGCATGTGAACGACATTTACTTCGTTAACAACGCCCCTTACGCCGAAGTAGCAGAGTTCGGGCTTTGGAATGATGGCCCCAAGACGACAGGCGGCTACTCCAAACAAGCGCCGTCTGGGATGGTGCGCGTGACCCTGACCGAGTTCGAACAAAAGCTACGCAAGGCAGCACGAGACAACCAACTATGAACACAACTACGCTCCAGAACGCCCTGAACGCCCGTCTAGCGGCTTTGCCTGATCTGCCCGACGTAGCATGGCCAAACGTGCCGTACACGCCTCAGAACGGCACCGAGTACCTGCGCCCGACGCTGCTACCGGCTGACAATGCGCCAGCAACGCTGCAATGGGCTGAGACCATGACCGGCATCTATCAGGTGGATGTTTTCATGCCTGACGCCATCAAAGGCCCGGCGGCTGCGTTAACCCGCGCTGAGTCGATAGCGTCCCACTTCCGCGCATCGACGATTGACGGATTGGCGATCCGAGCGATCACTGTTGGCACTGCACAGCCAGACGGGGCGTTCTATCGGGTGCCGGTGTCGGTGGTTTATAGGGCGTATGAAAGTCGGTAGTTGTGCTATAATTGTCATTAGCGGCTAGTCCGGCCAGACGAAAACGCAGAACGTAGACTGCGCCGCCGCTACACTTCAAATCTACGCCACCTGCTACGGGGTGAAGAATGTCCAGACGCAAAACCCTTTCCGAGTTTATCCAAGGCGCCCGCGCAATTCACGGCGATAAATACGACTACTCGCTGGCCGAATACAAGACCAACAAGCACAAGGCAAAGATCATTTGCCCGAAGCACGGGGTATTTGAGCAGACGCCTAACCGTCATTTGCAGGGCGATAACTGCCCAGCCTGCATGTACGAGATTAACGCAGAGAAAGCCACCAAGAATACCGAGCACTTCATAAGGCTGGCGCGTGAGAGGTATGGCGACAAGTATGACTATTCGCTCGTTGAATATAAAGGCCGCAGAACCACTGTTGAGATTATTTGCCCCGTACATGGAGCTACAGAGCAAACCCCTGATTTTCACTTGCGCGGTCACGGGTGCAAAAGGTGCGGGATAGAATCGCGAGCCAAAAATGCATCTATGACGTTTGGCGATTTTGTTGCCAAGTCGAGAGATGCGCATGGCGACCAATATGAATATGTAAAGGCGAGCTACAAAAAGTCGAGCTGCAAGGTTCGTATCATTTGCAAAAAGCACGGTGAGTTTGAACAACTCGCCTCGCTTCACGCGCACGGCCAGCAATGCCCAAAATGCGCGATTGAGAAAAATGCGCAGGCTAAGAGGGATAAATGGGACAGGGATTCATTCTTACAAGACATGGCTAGAATCCATGATGGGAAATACAGCTACGAAAAAACAGAATACACCGCATACAAGGAAAAAATCACGGTTACCTGCCCAGATCATGGCGACTTTGATGTTTGGTATTTTAATCATGTGAACGGGTGTGGATGCCCTCTATGTTCGTTCGATAGAGATAAGCCGCACAAGGTTTATGTGCTGCAATCTGACAGCGGGTTCGTAAAGGTTGGCATCGCTAGATCGGTCGAGCAGAGGATTAGATTTCTCAGAAAGAGAACGCCGTTTGCATTCACTGTTGCAGCCAAGTTTTCAGCGAGGAACTACCCGGACGCGCTAGCCATAGAGCGCAAGGCGCACACAATCCTAGCGCAGCACCATGCCGGAATGTCCGGCTTTGACGGCGCAACAGAATGGTTCCATTGCGATATTGGAGATGCGATAACAGCTGTATCGGAAGCTAAGGCCGCATCATAGCGGCCTTTTTATTAATATGGCTGTCCTGATAGTTAGGGGCTATAATTGAACCTGTCTAGACAGACTCAACTCCCCTAATTAGAGGACTATATTTTGGCCTATATTGACGCACAAGGAACGGTAGTTACCGTCGCCGACTCACTTGATGCCCCGCAGACCGTTGGGCAAATTCAAACCATTGGAACTTTTGCCCCAGGTACACGTACAGAGCGAAACAGGACGACCCTTGCAAGCACGGCCCTTGAGTTTGGCTACGGCCTTAAAGATAATGGCGTGTTCACCATCACCACGTTCTATGACCCGACCGATGCCGGTCAGGCTGAACTGCTGTTGCAGGAAGCCGCAACCGAAGCACCGACCCGTGAATGGACTGTGACGTTCAGCAACGGCGAGGTTCACACATTCAACGGCCTGCTGACAGAATCGCCGATTGAAGTCGGTGTTGATACTGATCTGACCCGCACATGGTCTGTCCGCATCACCGGCGCGATCACTCGCACACCGTAACGTCTGGGGCTTCGGCCCCTTTTTGTCCTAACTTAACCAACTGCAGAGTAAATTTTTATGGATAACCAACACAAGCAAATTAAAGGCTACCGAGATTTGAGCCAAGCCGAAATTGATTTGATGAACGAAGGTAAAGCACTGGCCGAAAAGTGCGGCGAATTTATTGCCAAACTGGAAGCGGACACGACCACAGATAAGCGCTGCGCAGCACTCGGAAAAACCAGCCTGCAGCAAGGTTTTATGTGGGCAATTCGCGCTGTAGCTCAACCCACAACATTCTGATTTAGTGCGCCGCTGCCACAGGGCGCATAACAAGGAACAACCATGGCACGATTGACTAAAGACCAGATTCTGAAGGCCCGTAACGCTAACGGCGGCTCCGTCCACGTTGAAGAGCTTGGCGGTGAAGTCGGCTTGCGTTTGCTGTCAATGCGCGAGTCTAACGCGTTTGCGCAAGAGTCCGACGGCATGAGTGGTGAGGATGCAACCCTGCTGTATGCCGCCTATCTGATTGCTGACGATGCTGGCAATCGCATGTTTGATGACCACCACGAGTTGGCAGACCTTCCGGCTAAAACGCTGATGCGCATCACTGCCGAGGGCAACAAGCTCAACGGCATCTCGGATGAAGAGATCGAGGCTGAAGCAAAAAACTCCTAGCCGATCCGGTGGCATTGCTGTCGGTCGCACTTGCTGAAAAGCTCAAGATGCTGCCGAGCGAGTTCCG